TTGGACAACACGCTTTAGTTTATGTAGATGGTGCTGTGTATTGGATGGGTGAATCTGGAGGCTTTTTTGTGTTTGATGGCACAGTAAAACGATTACCATGTTCAGTAGAAGATTTTGTGTTTACGAATGTTAATACCGACGACTTAGGTATTAACTATGACTCAGGTGAAATAGTTTATAGTAATTATAATTCTCTTTTTACGGAAATAAATTGGTTTTACCCTAAAGCAGGTTCAAATTCAATTGATAGATGTGTTACGTTCAACTATAGAGAAGGGGTATGGACTACCAGTTCGTTAGCTAGAACAACTTATGCTGACAAGTATTTATTTGACAAGCCGATAGCGACAGAGTTTGCATCTTCTACTGCGCCTACCTTTCCAACCATTCAAGGTGTAAGCACAACCAATGGTGCAACAACCACTTATCAACATGAAAAAGGTGTTAATCAATCAGATCAAAATGGTAACGCTACTGCCAGCATTGATGCGTTTATCGAATCTGGTGATTTTGCTTTTGTAGATGGCGGACAAGGCGAATTTATGATGAAAGTAAAAAGATTTATACCAGATTTTAAAGTTTTAAGCGGTAACGCTACTGTTACTTTAAAGATAAAAGATTTTCCAAGTGAAACAAAAGCTAGTTCACTTCTAGGTCCTTTTACAGTAACATCATCAACTAAAAAAATAGACACTAGAACTAGAGGTCGATTGGTGGCTTTAAGAATAGAAAACACCACAACTGATGAGAACTGGAGATTTGGTTCTTTTAGAGCAGACATACAACCAGACGGTAGAAGATAATGGCAAAAATAATTGTAACAATACCCGAACCTAAAGATGAGTACGATGTTAGTAACCAAAGACAAATACTTGAGTCCTTAAATACTCTAAAAAATCAACTAAATTTTTCTTTTCAAACTGATTTAAAAAATGAGCAAGATGCTTTTAACTGGTTTATATCATGACTATTCAATATAAAAATCAAGGTTTCACCCTGGCAAATACTGACGAAACTTCGGTGTTAACTGCACCTAGCAACGCAAGATTATTAATTAAACAAATACAAGCAGTCAACATACACAGTAGTGCAGTGACTTTGACCACAAAACTAACAGATACTTCTGCATCAGCCACACATACGATTGGTAATCAGGACATTGCCGCAACTAGCACGACCGATATTATTACTAATACATTAGTATTAGAAGAGGGTGATATACTTAAAATGACAGCAGAAACAGCTGCAAAACTGTCTGGAGTAATCTCCTACGCTCAATTAGACAGATCGCAAGAAAATGGTTAAAATGTCGCCATGACTATTACAATAGACTGCGAATCTACAGTAAAGATTACAAATAAAAAGTCTGGTCTTGAGTACGAATCTGAGGAACAAGCTCAAGAGGATATTAACGATCCAAGCACTTCTACTAAAGAAGATGACATACAGCGAGATGTTACTATCATAGTTCCAAAGCTTGATTTGTTTGGGGAGACGAATGATTGAGCCTAAAGGTGGCACAGAACTACAATTAGAGTTTTTGCAAAAGTATGTTGACAAAAATCTTTTAGATAAATTTCAAATTTGCACATCAGTGCCTGGTAAGATACCAATAGACAAAAACAAAATAAATATTTTATGGCAAAAAAATAGTTACGATCAGCCTAATATAAAACCTTTTTTTGAAGATAAAAAAAATCATGACATTTATGATTGGTATGTTTTTAACTCACATTGGAACTACGAAAAATATAGAATGATGTTTGACGTGCCCACAGAACGTTGTCATGTCATTAAAAATGGAGTCACTCACTTTCCCTATTTGAGAAAATACCAACAAGGCGAAACGCTTAAATTAATATTTCAACCAACGCCGTGGCGTGGTCTTAACGTGCTTTTATTAGCCATGCAGTATCTAAAAGATGAAAACATTATGCTAGATGTATATAGTAGTTGTGAAATATATGGAGATGAATTTAATAGAAAAAATAAAGACGATTGGTCAAAATTAATTGATCAAGCTAAATTGTTACCAAACGTAAATTATATTGGGTATCAACCAAACGAGGTAATTTTGGATAAATTAAGTGATTACCACATGTTTGCTTATCCGAGCATCTGGCAAGAAACATCTTGCATATCAGCATTAGAAGCTATGGCAGCAGGTTTATATTGTGTGGTAACTAATTACGGTGCTTTGTATGAAACTTGTGCTGAATTTCCAATTTATGTAAATTATACAGATGATTATACTAGATTAGCAAAGAACTTTGCTCACGCAATTAAGGTCGGTATGAATCACTTACATGAGGATTTTATCCATGACCACCTACAATTACAGCAAAATTATACTAAAAGATATTATCATTGGGATAAAAAAGCAGTGCAATGGATTACATTTTTAGAAGGTGCCTTAAATGCAAGACGCTAGTAAACCTCTTTGGGCTGAAAACAAGACGGTTAGCATATATGTCGCAACACCTGTGCATAGTGAGGTTTCAATTCATTATACTCAAAGTATGCTTGAGTTTCAGAAAGCCTGTTTAGATAAGGGTATTGACGTTACTATTGAAATGATGAAGTCCTCATTAGTTACTCAAGGTAGAAACCTATGTACATCGGCATTTTTACAGAGTAATATGACACATATGTTGTTTGTTGATTCGGACATCGCCTTTTCCTCAGATAGCATATGGAGGATGCTTGAGGCTGACAAGGATGTCATTTCCATACCTTACCCTCTTAAACACATTAAGTTTGACAGATTAATTTCAAAAATATTGGCTGGTGAAGTGACTACGCCAAAACAAGCACATGTGCATTGCAATACTTATCCTTTAAGGTTGGATGACAATGAAGCCATTGAGGTTCTGGACAACGGTGTAATTGAGGTCACCCACGCACCCACTGGCTGTATGTTAATAAAAAGGCAAGTATTTGATAAATTAATAGAACACTACCCAGACATGGACATACATCAAGAAAGTATAATTGACGGTAAGTTAGAGAAAAAACCTTATCTGTACAACTTCTTTGACACTTACTATGACAAAGCAAACAAAAGGTTTCTTGGTGAGGATTTTGCTTTTTGCCGTCTGTGGAGAAACATCGGAGGCAAATGCTATTGTTACATTATGGACTACATCACTCATGTGGGTGAGTTTCAATACACAGGGCGATTGTGGGATGAAATGAAGCCCACGAGTGTTGATAGCACTGAAGAATAAAGGTAAACTTAATATAATATATATATTAGGAGTGGTGGATGTTACCTCAAATTTTAGCTGGACTTGCAAGTTTTGCCATGGCAAAAGCTTCTGGTGCCTCTACACGAAATGCATTAATATCTGGGTTTTTAGGGGGAGCTACCTCATTCGGTATTAAACAGTTAACTTCAGCAGCAACCACTGCTGGACAAATAGGTGTCGGTAGTGCTGAAGGTGTAGCAGCCCTTGATGCTTCTTCTACGGGTGTAAAAGGATTTTTTACACGACAATTTATGGAAAACCCAGAACTTGCAAAAGATGTGCTTAAATATGGTTCTGGTTTAAAAGGACAAGTCTTAGCTCCTGGTTTTGTTGGTGGTTTGTATGGAGTAGCTAAAATACCAAAATATAATCCGCAGTTTACTGGGATATCCGATATTGATACAGAACAAAGAGCAGAGGAATACGCCAAGGCATCTCAAGAACTTGAGGGTATAACCACACCAAGAGAATACACTGTTGCTGAATCACAGTATAAAGTGCCTTACTCAGAAATTGTCTTTGCCAAAGAAGGTGGCATTATCAATGCTTTGCCTAAATACAATAAAGGCGGTGTGTCTTATTTACCAAGTAAGACAGATCATGATGAAAAAGACATCAACAACTATGTCAGAGCTCAAGGTTATGTAGAAGATGGTTCGGGCAATGGTGATAAAGATGAAGATACCATGTTAGCACAACTTGCCGATGGTGAGTTCGTGTCTCGTGCAGATGCTGTTCTTGGAGCAGGCATCATGGCAGGTGCAAATCCTGAGGACTTTAAAGAAATGCGTAGGAAGGGAGCTGCATTTTTCTACAATCAACAAGATCAAATGAAAAGGATTTATGATTTGATTAATGCAAACTAAGTTTATTAAATTTAACAAGTTTGAAGTAGAGAATATCTGGCCACTAGCAAAAGATTTAGTCCAACTGGCATGTGATACAAATGGTGCTTTTAATGCTAATGATATAAAAGACCTTTGTAAACAAGGAGCCATGCAACTTTGGTTAGTTGTTTCAGACTCCGATACAGTTCTTGCCACGGTTGTGACTGAAATTAGACGCTACCCAAATTACAAAGTCTGTGATGCAAGAATTGTTACAGGCAAACAGATGAATTTATGGGTGCATCATGTGGATGATTTAGAAGCATGGGCTAGAAAAGAGGGTTGTATAAAAATGGAGTTATTTGCAAGACCAGGTTGGGAAAAGGTTATGAAACCAAAAGGGTATGTTAAAACACATGTACAAATAGAGAAAGAGTTATGAGTATTGATATTACAAATTTAAACATGCAAGAAAAGATTAAGTTGTTCGAACAACTTTATGAAGAAATCACGGCTCACGGAACAAACGGTGACGTGCATTTAGCACATATTAACGAGTACGAAAGAAAACTACTTATCGCACATGGTGGTTGTGGCACAGTAAATGATGAAACAGGGTTAACACAATACTTTGGTGGCGGTGGCGGTGGTGGTAGTGGACCAGAAAGGCAAACTACAATCACTCGTGAGGCACCAGAGATTGAAGCTCGTAAACTTGCTTTGTTTGATGTCGGTGCTGAACTGGCTAGAACACCAGTAAACATACCAGCATTTCAAGTAGCAGGTCCAGCTCCGTTAGAAACACAAGCTTTTACTGCTGCAGCACAGCCAGGTGTTGGGCAACCTCTATTGCAACAAGGTATAACCAGTGCTTTAAACGCACAGGAGACTGCTATGCAACCTCCAGACATAAACGCTTTTATGAACCCATACATGGACAGTGTTATTGGTGAAATACAAAGACAAGGTGAGCTACAAAGACAAGGCATTGCGGCCAATGCTGTTCAAGCAGGTGCTTTTGGCGGAGGCAGAGAGGGTGTGCAATTAGCAGAACAACAAGGTCGTGAACTGGCAACGATTGGTCAAGCCCAAGCTGCTGGATTTGGCACAGCTTTGGGTGCCGCTCAACAACAACAAGCTTTACAATTACAAGCTCAACAACAAGCTGCTGCTCAATTAGCTGCTGCCGCTGGTCAACAACAACAAATGGCACAAGCAGACATAGCACAAGCTGCTCAACTTGGTCAGGCACAAAGAGGCATTGGTCAAGCAGAACTGGAAGCACAAAGACAAACAGAACTGGCTCGAGCGTATGAGCCATTTCAAAGAGTTGAGTTTCAAAAAGGTATCATGACAGCGTTGCCAACCGCAGCGAGTCAGATAACACAAGCCGCTTCACCAAGGGCAAACCCACTTGCACAAACCGTTGGGACAGGTCTTGGTGCGTATGCAGCATTTAAAGGATTACCAGCATCGTAGGTGACTTATGGTAGATAAAGTACTACAACGTAAAATGTTTAGAAAAAAAGCACTTGAGAAATATGGTGGTGATATGTTGCCAAAATTTCAAGAAGGTGGGATGACAGGAATAGAAAGTTTGTATGGGCAACCCTATGACTCGAGACAAGCGATGTTACTTGCCGTGGCTGGACGACTATTACAAGCTGAGCAAAGACCTGGAGAGGGCATGTTTGCAGGTGTAGGTCGTGGGGTTGGTAAAGCAATTACTGAAGACTTTCCTGTAATTAAAAAATTAAGTTTAGAGGATCGTGCCACCAGATTGAAGGCATTAAAAGACTTAACAGACTCTGATGATTTTAAACTTCCAAAAAGAGTTTTTGACAAAGAAATTATGGATTTTACTTATGCACCAGCATCCGAAATAGCTAAAGCTCCTACAATGTCAGACGGCTCTTTAAGATATTTTTTAACCAGTGATACTAAAGATGTTATTGTGCGTCCAAAAAGAGACCTTAATTTTTTAGGTAAAAATATTGCTAAAGGTGAACGATTAACATTTACCCAAAAAGATTTTTATAAGGGTGTATTTAGCAATAAAGACATTGGTACAGCAGATTTTGAATTTGGTGATGTAGAACCCAGTGCAGTTGACGAAGCTAATACAGTAGATTATAAAACAAATTGGTTGCCAAAAGATAATGAGTACAAAGGTAAATTTGTTGCCGCAAGTGCCTTTGCTGATTTAGGTGATCAAGCTTTAGAAAAAATAAAAGAAGGTGCAAAAGGTTCTGGTTTAACAAAAAGTATCCGTAGCTTTACCAGAAGTATAGTTGTTGAAATGGACAATGCTATAGAAACTTTAGTGCCTGAGTATAAGGGTGATGGTATAAGACAAAGACAAGAATTATTAGAAGTTTTAAAATCGGGTAATATTGATAAAATTAGAGCTTTTCAAGCTGACGACGGTAGTTCTTTATTTAGAAATGTAAAAGATAAAACACTAACTGATGTTATAACTGCTGCACGAAAAGATGATGAACTTTATTCATTAATAGTTGATCTTGCATATTTAAAGGCTAAAACAAGAGAGCCTGGAGGAAGATTTTCTGTAACTGATATTGATTTAGCAATGAGGACCATCGGAGGTGGCACAGGTGACGGTAAAAGTGCCATAGCAGTTCTGACACAAGCAGTCAACAATAATTACAATGAGGCATTTAAAGGTTTTATTACTCATATAAATAGTAACCCATTATTTGAAAAACAATATGGTCAGAAACAAAAATTTTCTGCAAAAAATTTAAAAGGTTATGAAGAAATGTTAGCTCACCCAGTTTTAAAATACAGACTGCAAGAATTTCAACCTGATATAGAAAGATACTTAAAATTCAAAGGGCAGACTCTTGAAATCGAAGATCTTACAGATAGTAATATACAGGATTTAACATGAGTGATGATGTAGAAAAAAATAAGTTACCGCCAATACCCATAGAGGGCGGAACAAAAGTACCTAGTCGTCTTGGTGAGGTGAAAAATCTTACTGATTTAAATTTATATTTAGAGAGTAAAAACAAACCTTATATGGATCCTTTTGAAAGATTAGAAAAAGCATACTTTCTTTTTGCAAAAGGTGGTTCAAAAAAAGTACCCCCCAATAGTGAATTTGTTGGTATGTCCTATGACGAATTTTTAAATAAGTTTGACGATACAGGTATTACTCGTGATGTAGAAATTTTTAAAGAAAAGTACGGAAACAATCCAATATATAGAGGTTTAAATAATGTTCAAATAGCTGACAAGATGTATGAACAATTAAATAATAGTTCAAAAAGTCGTTCTGGAAAAAATTATGGAAACTATACAGATTTTATAAATCTTGTTGCACCGAAACCTGAACTTAAATTAGATACAAATTTAGGTTCTCCTTTTTATAGAGATTTTAAAAAGAAAAAACTAGAGGCGGAAGGTAGAGATATTGAACCTTATTCAACGCTCGAGATTATGAATTTACTGGGTCTTAACCCAGATAACAAATCTGTAAGTTTATTGAGTGCAAAAAGTTTTGGAACCAACAAAGAAGAAGGTTTAAATTTTTTACAAAACTATGCTCAAGAAATATATGGACAAAATGCAACGATAAGTTTTGATGAGAGATTTGATTCTATAAGTTTACTTAAACCAGACGGCACAACCACTCTGTTAGGTAAACCAGATACTATAGACATGAGTGATTTTTCACAATACTTAGGTGCAACAATACCCATCATAGCAGATATTTTAGTTTCAAGTGGTGCTTTTTATCTCGGTGGATTAAATCCTGCTGGTGGTTTAACCGCACCACTAGCAAGTGGTGCTGCAAGTGGTTTAATAGTTCCACCAGCTGAAGCAGTTAGATTTGCCATTGGTTATAAATTGTTTGGTGGTAAAGATGATTCAAAAAGTTTTGCAGAAGCTTTTAAACAGAAATATGGGGAAGACAAGTATAGTGCCTTGGATGCAAATATCACTGGAGGCATAGATTTTCTTAGAAAAATTTCTTCAACTGCTTTAGGCCCTATAAAAAATATATCCGTTGGTCCGTTTAAAAAAACAAAAGTTAAAGGATCAGATATCGAAGAAACTTTATTTGATTCTAAAACTTTAAACCCACTTGCCACTGAAACTGTAGATGAAGTAATTGAAGCTGTATCAAGATTACAAAAAATAATTCAAGAAAAAAATGGGTTAGGACATTTAAGATTAAATTTAGCCCAGCTAGTGGGTGACCAAAAATTATTAGGAAGAGTAGAAGATATATTAAAAAAACCAAACAAATATAAAGATTCGTTTGGGCAATTAGTAGACAACATAAAAGAAACAGATAAAGCATTGTTAAACCTATTAAATGATGCTAAGAATGGTTTTACACCTGACGCACTACGATTGGATGGCTCTACAAATATTCATAAAACTCAACTTTCTGAGTTTATTGCTAAAGAGTTTGACTCAATAGGTTATAAAAATTTAAATGATTTACGATTTCAATTAGAAAATGCAGAGTCAGCTATTTTATCTAAAACAACAGAAATTGGAGATGGGGTTTTTATTCCAAAAGGCACAGAAATACAAAATTCAATTGTTTATTTAGATGAAAAAGCTTTTGGTAAAACACAAAATTTATATGGTGATTTAGCAAAACAAGGTGATTCTTTTAATGTAAACACGGATTTAATTGAAGCTGTTTTAGCAAAAATTAAGAAAGCAGGTGCACCACAAGGTGATAAAGCAAAAAAACAATTTAATCCTAAATCTTTTATTGATTTGGAAAACACAGAAACAGCCTCTGATTTAATTAGAAATTTAAGAAATTTTAGGCTTTTAAGAAAAGAAGGTAATTTTCGTTTTGTTGATAAAAAATTATTAGATGAGTATGAAAATGCAATATCAAAACAATTGAAAAACGATTTACTTACTCAGCCAGGTGGCTCTGGTTTTATTGCACAAAAACAAATAGCTGACGAAAGTTACAAAGCGTATAAAGAAAAATTTCCAACATTTATAAGAGGTTTAATACAAAAAAATGAAGGAAGAATGCCAGACGGCAGTAATTTATTTACAAACACTTTTAAAGTTTCCACTGATAAAGGAAATAGACAAAATATGGATCTTTTATATGATGTGTTAAAAGATGATAAAACAGCATTGTTGAGTTACCAAGAATCTATAAACTCATTTTATAAAAGTAAAGTTTTTTCTAATGTTGATGGTAAATTACAATTCAATAAAAAAGCTCATGATGATTTTATTACAAAATACAAATACAGTATAGAAAAATTTTTTGGAAAAGAGGGTAGTGAAGCAATTAGTAAAATTGGTGGTTTTAATAAAGAGATAACTGCTTTACGAAAAGAATACAATGAAGTTTTTGAAGAATTTGTAAAAATTAGTCCAAAAGCAACAGCATTTAATCCAAGAGAAATTTATTCATTTTGGCAAAATGGTGACTTAGATAGTTTTCAAAAATCTATAAATTTAATTAATAAAACTGGAAACGAAGACATGCTGAAATCACTTCAAATGATTGTGGCAGATGACATTTTTGCCACCATAAAACCTCCAAGACCTGGTGATAAATGGGGTGCTGAAAAGTTTGCTACTTTATTAGATGGCCTTGGTGATTCAAAAATGACACCCGCTGCGGGTAGTAAGGCTAGATTATTAGAGGTGCTTTATGGAGGAACACCTAAAGGTCAAGCATATTTACAGAATTTAAAAGATATGAAAATTGTCTTAAATAGAATGACTTTACAAGCTCCATCAGAAAAAGATCTGTTTATTGGTACAACCACCGTTAATTTTTTAAGAGCTTGGATTGCTCCACCACTAACTAGAGCTGGAAGAGTAATGACTGGTGCACTTGGTTTTGCACAAAGTGGTTTTGATAGAGGGTTGGCAGAATTAATAGTACAACCCGACGCACTAGAACAACTTGCAAAATTAAGAAAAATTAATACTAAAAATCCAAAATTTGGTGACATATTAAATGATGTTTTACATTTAAATGTCAAATGGACACCTGAAATAGAAAAGTTTTTTTATGACAAAGGAACTAAAATTATTAAGGGCACACTAACAAGTGGGTTTGGAACTATACCAACTACTAAAAAAGCTTTGGAACCTAACAATTTAATCAAACAAACTGTAAAAGATGCAATGGAAGATGATAATTCTATACTTGATAATGTTGATAAACAAGATATTGACAATTTTAAAATTAAAAAAAATAAAGAAAACATGAAAAATAATCAGTCAAAGCTTTCATTACAACCAATTAATGTAGCACAAATGAATAATATGGCTCCCGTGGCTACAGATCAAGCTAGAAATCAAGCTAGAAATCAAGCCCCTATGGTATTAAACCAAAACAGAGGCATAGCGTCGTTAAGTGAAAGTCCAATGACGGGTGCTAATCTTGCTAGAATGAGGGCTATCTTTCCAACGGGTATAGTATGAGGTATACAACAGCAGCTCTGATACTATTTACAGCATGGTTATTGTTGTATGTCACAGACAGTTTCGCAGCAGATAGTAACATTTATTACAAAGACCAACCTCCAGCGTCTGCCATATCACCATCGGTTTCCATTGGTGGCGGTAGCGATGTATGTGTGGTGGTAAGGTCAGGTGCGTTAGGCACAAGTTTATTCAATGCTTCAGCGGGTATACATGTCATTGATAAGACTTGCGAACGGATTAAATTATCACGGGCCATGGCCCAGCTTGGATTACGTGTGAGTGCCACTGCTATTTTGTGTCAAGACCCACGGGTCTGGCAGGCTATGTGGGATTCTAACTCACCTTGTCCTATTGATGGTAAAATAGGAGAAGAGGCAAAAAAACTTTACATCGAAAGAGGGATGGTAAAACTAGATGAACAAGGTAATCTTGTGTCTGCTCCTGGCATTCACATCAACATTAGTAAGCCACGCCGAGTCAACGACCTCGGACAACCTACTGAATAATCCAAATTTTACGACTGATACTAGCGGTTGGACATTATCAGATAATAATGAAAATAAGGTTAAGAGAGACCCAGCGACTTATTCTGGTTCAGCATCTAAGAGTGTAAGATTTAGATATCAAGGGGGTAATATCAGTCAAGATATAGATACCTCAAGTTTACCAGAAAATCATTTAATTAAAGAAATTAACATGAATTTTGACTCTATCGGTTGTGGCAATACAGGAGGTCAGTGGTGCACCGCTGGTGCAGACGACACAGTTGTGTCAACCATTACCCTTGAAAATGCAACTGAAATACAGGTTTTATCTGAATCTGTGGCTGTGCCGTATGAAAACAGGTGGGAGAACTACTCTTTTTCTAAAGATGTGACAGGTGACTTTAATACAGACGATACCTCATTAAACTTAACTATTACAGGTAATGACACAGGTAACAGTAGTAACTGGTGGGGTCCTATCATTGACAATTTAGATTTTACTGTAACCACAGAACAATATGTAGCTCCGATAGTAGAGCCTATAATAGAGCAAATTGTTGAGCCTGTAATAGAACAAATTATTGAGCAAGAGATAACCAACACTATCGTTGGCGGCCTTGATTTAGAAATGTCTGTTACTAATGAAATAATATTAGAACAGCCAATAATTGAAATAACGCCTATTAGTGTAAATATCACACCAGATATTAATTTAGACATCCCCGTAGAAATATCGGTAGATTCAATTGACATAGACGCACCAGAACAAATTGATGTTGTTATTGAAATTCCTGTTGCACCTGTAATATCAGTTGACGTGCCAGACGTGGCTAACTTAGCACCCATTGATCAAATCGACGAGATTCAAGAAATAGTTGAAATTGAAATTCCTGAAGTCGTTGAGGTCGAAGTTGATGTGGATGTTAGTGTCGATAGCGTGGTTGAGGAACCCGCTGAATTAAATAGCGAAGATACACTTGACCAAGATGTGGCCGAAGTCAGTGAAGAAAAATTAGAAAGTAGTGAGGAGGTTCAAAATGAATCAGAAGAGGAGACAACAGAGAATGAAGCAGAAGCAACTAGCGAGTTATCAAACTCAGACGAAGTTGAAGAACAAAGTGACGAAAATAAAACCGTCGCAAAAAATAAATCTAAAGACAGCAAAGTTAAAAAGAAAAATGAAACTAAAAAATCCACCGCTAAAACTAACCAGCCTAAGCAAAAAGTTAAAAAAGTTGATGGCAAAATTGAAAAGGGCGGTCCGTCAGCACCTTTGAGTGTTGAACAATTGGTACAGATGACACTTCCAAATGCCTATTTACAAACCCTACAAGATACCCTTAAAATAGTAGAAACCGTGTCAATTACACAGGATATGATATATGAACAAAACACTTACGATCTCATCGGGATTACTTTTGAGTCTAGTTTTGGGGGCGATAGTTCCGATAGGTTCGACAGTCTATTGGGTCGCCAATTTAGCTACGAGAGTGGAACATACCGAAGAAGCCGTTAAAAACTTTGTAGCAACCGACACCTCTGCATTACAAGAAAGACTAGTTGCAGTAGAAGAACGAGTTCAGTTTAACAATAAATCAACAGCAGAGCTGTATGAGGGACTTGAAAAACTAGACGTTGAGATGAAAGACATGGAAGATAAGTTAGCTGGTTGGATGGAAAGAGAGTTAGCTAAAGTTTATGACCTACTTAAAAACGACAATCCATTAGGTAATTAACATGACCAAGCAAGAGCGTGATTGCTTAAATAGACTTGAAGAAAAATTAGACCACATCCATGAAGATGTAGAAAAAAATGCCAAAGAAATATCTAAACTTAAAGCTGAAGTAAATCAAGGCAAAGGAGCAGTCAAGGTTCTGGTGTGGATAGGGTCAATGATAGGTGTGATTTTTGGTTTATTAAACTTGGAGGTTAAATGATAGGACTTATTGTAAACGGCTTATCAAAAGCTGTGGGTGGTTATTTTGAACACAGTGCTAAAAAATCTAAGGCTAAGTCTGATCTTAAAATAGCAGAGATAGAGGCAAAGACAGCCGTTAAAAGAAAGATTGTAGAAGGCAAAGTCGAGTGGGAGAACACCATGGCTGATGCTACCAAAGACTCTTGGAAGGATGAAGCCTGGACTATTTGTTTTATTGCTCTGATAGTTATGAGTTTCATACCTAAGCTACAACCTTATGTTGCAAATGGAATACAGTTTTTATCAACTTTTCCAGAGTGGTTACAATGGTCTATTCTTGCTAGTATTGGAGCGAGTTTTGGGTTAAAATCAATTGGTAAATTTACAAAATAGGAGGTCTCAATGCCTGGGATGAAAAAAAGTAAAGGCTACGCTAAAGGCGGAGCTAAAATGATGAAAGCTAGAGCTGGTAAAATGGCTAAAGGCTATGCTAAAGGCGGAGCTAAAATGATGAAAGCCATGGGCGGTAAGATGGCAAAAGGCTATTCTAAAGGCACTGGTAAAGGCGGTGTAAAAACTATGACAGTCGCTCAGTTAAGAGCAGCAGCTAAGAAAAAAGGGTATAAAATAACCAAGGCTTAAATTTGTCACATTTAATATCAAACATACCTTTAGTTTTAAAGGCATGGGTCAGAAAAGAATTTACACACAATCATCGTGCTTATCACGGTGAGTTTCTACACTGCTACGTTATTGCAGTCAACACTATTCCAGATCGCTGTTTAAGTTTTCAAGTTATTTTTACTGGTTGTGAAGATGAAGAAAATCGTTTAGAGAACCCTCACGGTGGTGCTATGTGGGCTCGTATGCCTATCACAGCATTGGTTGAAGATGAACCACTTGATGAAATGCCACCACCCATGCCAACTCATATTGCCCAACCTTGGGATGTCTCCTCGAGAGAGCACTCTATTATTATTTTTGATAGAACCAGCTCTAGCCCTTGGTTGGCTCGTATTGAAGGTGAATTTTATACGGCTAAGTATTACTTTACCGTGGACTATACTAATAGTGAAATAGCTGATGACCCAGCACAACACAAACAGTCGCATGTATTAGCTTTAACTGAGGGGCCATGGAAAGGTTGTTTTGTGGCTTTACCGAACAACAGAGTACGAGTCACCTCTCCTGCTATGTGGGTCACGGGCAACGGACCACCAGATTTCGTGCCGTCTCAATGGACACATAAGGCAGAAGCTCATGACAGTTATATGGATTGGGAGTATACTTTTAATAATTTATACGCACCTGATAACAAAAAGAAAAAATGAAAATAACAATTGTGGGTTATGGTTTTGTTGGCCGAGCTTTTCAATCAATATTACAACCACATTATGATGTAAAAGTCGTAGATCCTAAATACAACACCAATCAAATAGATGATGACACTGAGGCTGTCGTGGTGTGTGTAAGCACTCCAGAGGGTTTGGGCGGTGTTTGTAATATGTACGCAGTGCACGAAACCGTGCGTAAAAGTCCTGATGTGCCCATCTTAATAAAAAGCACAGTATCTCTAGAGGGTTGGAATCACTGTAAAAAAACTTATGGTAAACGCATGGCTTTTTCTCCAGAGTTTATGAGAGAGGCAAGTGCGATGAAAGATGTTAGAGAGTGTGAACATGTATTGATAGGGGGTGATGAAATTGATTTTTGGACAGATGTTTTTAAAAAAATATATAATGCACCATACATTGAAGTAGCAGAACCTCAAGAACTAATTTTAGCGAAGTATTTTAGAAATGCTTTTTTAGCGACTAAAGTTTCTTTTTTTAACCAGGTGCATGATTTTTGCATTGCATCTGGTATAAACCCAGAAAATGTACGCAAAGCTATTGTATCGGATTTAAGAATAAATGACTCACACAGTAAGGTTACTAAACAAAGAGGATTTGGTGGTAGTTGTTTACCTAAAGATGTCAAGGCGATTATAGCTTCGGCTTTGTATTATGGAGTTAATTTAAGTATATTAGAAAAAGTAATAACATA